TGTCCAAATTAACAGTCAGTGGAATTGCCCAACTGTCACGCAGATCATCATTTGCTTCATAACGAGTATGAGGAGCAAGAATCACCTTTTGTGTGATGACATCAGGAAACTGATACGTGATGGTATTCGGAGTGTATTCAGTGTCTCCACCAAAACCAAGAAAATCACCTTGAATAATATCTTTGGTGCGTGGCAGAACATCAAAACACTCATGCAGAATGTTCGCTACATTGCCTTCATAAAACTGATCAATCTCTTCATGAGAATGTGCAATGCGAATCTTGACCTTGTTGAACACTGCTTTGGTGCCAACAAAGAACTGACCATTGGCAGGATTGGATCCCCATACCAGTGCAGGAGCACCATCCATCTTCAGAGACAATGTGCCTGCAGCAGTGAACCAATCCAGAACTTCAAGATTTCCATTCAGGATAGAATCTTCACAATGTTGTAGATGGATGTTTTGCATGAGTCAGTTGTTGTTATAAGGAGGATTGTCGAAACGATGCATCCAAACCGAATGCGAACGCTCTCGGAGTTCCAGAATCATATTATACTTCTGTTTGATTCTGGAATCATCAGGAAGATCAAAGATCTCATCATAACCTGTGAATTCATAAGCATCCAGTGCATGATTCAGAATCTGATTCAACAGATCATGCTCTACAAATGAAAACTCTATTGTGACTGGTTTCTGGTCACAATAGTTGGTTTCATTGATTTCAACCATTGGAACTTCCAAGAAAATCCTCCTTGTGAATGAATGTATGATAGGGCAAATAGAATGAGATCAATGTGACAGTGTGCCACTTAAAATACTGGCACAATCTCCACACCAGTGCATCCCTGTTCAGTAACATGCTTTTCCCACAGAGATGCATCTTCAATGTTATAGAATGTTGCAGTTTGTTTGGATTGACTTTTCTTTTTGTTCTTGACGTAGATAACTTGGTACTTCATAATGATCATTCCAATGTCTTATGACGCCTGCGATAATGAAACAATTAGTAAGAAGATAAGTGAGGAATATAACAGTCCGTATATGAGCAATGTGATCTGCTTCTCTGTCATTTTTCGTCGCTTTCTCCCCTAATGCTTTTGCCCACAATCTCCACATATTTTTTTTCTTCTTCATAGACTGATTCTCTTGATGTTACATACGTTAATTCATTCCACTGATTATGATAACATAAAATGAGCAGACGATTGTTCCGATGAATGCTACAGGCATTGTAGTTCTCTTCTGTTTTAGGTCTGACCCAAGATTCAATCGTAATGTATTCCTTATCTTTAAAATACACCCACCCTTCAATATGAGGTTTCCAAGAGACATAATCATTGACTTGTGGTTCATACATATGCTGCTTCTAATGGAGTTTGTTTGGGAACCATTGCACTGTAAGGTGTGGTACGTTCTATATCTACTTGATCTCCGCACTTGGAGGAGTTAATAGGCGCATGGTAGCACTTGGTTTTAGTGTTGTAGAATCCCCAGATACAACTGACCTTATCACCAAAGTTATAATCAAACTGGCAGTCAAAATGAATCCAGATTCCAATAACGTTTCTCTGAAATTGTTTTTGTTCATAATGATAACCTTTGGGTGGTTGATGTGGAAATTCAGCAATCATCACGAATCAATAACAGCGCGAAGATAATTGGGATTATGACCTGATGCAACATAATTCTCTAAACGTTGATTGCATTGCTCTTTTGTCAACTGCTTTGCATCTTCTTCAATTAAAGTCCATCCGTCCGTAAATAATTCTTCAATTCGATACAATTGTGTCATGTGGTAAATGCCTCCAGAATTCCAGACTCATAATCATCTTGCAATGCAAACCGCTGTGCATTCACAATCTTTTCCATGATTTTATGTTGATACTTCTCATCAAATGATTCTTCATTTGAAAGAATTTCAAATGCCTCCGTATCAGACTCGGCAATCAGATTAATCAGACCACCATACTCACTAGAAGGAAATGGAACCCAGTAATCAACAATGTACAAATACTTCATTGTGTTGTGTAAATTACTCCTTAATTTTAGATGAATGTGTAAGATTTGTCAACTGTCGCTCAATTTCAAATTTAATTGGCAGCAGATGTGATGTAAAGAATCCAACAAATTGCCCATCTTTTAAGAGTTCACGGACGTTTTCTACTTGCATCAGTGCAAGTGTCAATTTCATTTTCTGATCCATTACACAAACTCTGAGATGTAATAATCGACAGTGACCTCAAGTTCGCTCGCCTTTTGTTCATAAAACATTTCAGTATAATGTTTTGCTTCTTCCCACTTTTGATGCAAATCAATCTCAGTTTCAGAATGTTTCATGAAATCTTCAAAAGCAGTTATAAATTGTTGAATGTCTTCGTCGTTCATTTTTGTTGTGCAGATGGTTGATTGTAGTAAGTATCAAACATTTGTTGATCTCTCTGAATCAGAAATACATTCCAACCCACAATAAAACCAATTCCACCAATAATAAGATAACGGAGTTTCATTAACCACACTCCAAATCATAATTGGAATTGTGCATCATTTCAGACATCAGTTTTGCCTTCAGTTTGTAGACATCATACTGAATCATTTCCGAAAGTGCATTGGGATCACCCGCATATGCAAACACTTCCAACAGAGCATTCAATTCTTGATTCGATAATGCCATCAGCAAGCACCGTAGAAAGGATTACCAAGTTGAGGCAGGTCCTGGTTATCACCTGTCACTACATAATCATAGGCCAGGCGATCACGAATCGCACAGGCTTTCTCAACACGATTCAGATACTTCTTGGAGATCTGATCGACACCTTTCCAGGAAAGCACCTGCATACACCATTCTTCGGAGATGTCACCGAAAGGCGTCTGCACAGGATAGAATCCGACCAGCATCGTACCGTCTTTGGATTGCAGTGTGGGGAAGTCAGGCATTGGGGGTGTTCCGTGTTGATACATGTATTATAGGTCAGAAAGACGGCACCACGTCGTTGCGTAGACCAGTTTGCGAAGTGTCCATTTGCTCAAAGATCGTATAGAGTTTATTATACAGTGCAGGCACACTTCCATAATCCCTTGCGATTCTATTTTCCTCACGCAGATTGAGTTCTTGCAGTGCGGATAGAATCACACCAATTTCATGAACATTCAGTTGCACGATTGTTTCAGTCATTGTGTTCAGTCCCAAGATACATTTTGAAGAAGAAAACCTGGCATAACCAGTGACCAGTTACCTTGTTCACCTGTGCCTGCAACTTTATACTCCCACTTGTAGGCAAACTTATTATGACTATCCCAAGTCATAAAACCTTTCTCCTTATCAAACCAAGATTTAATGGTCAGACCAAACTTATTGGAGAAAATGTTACGGGTGCGAAGTGCTCCACCAGTCTCACGGGTTTCGACAACTTTACAGGTATCAAATTGTGCAATCAGACCACTATCTAATGCACAGGGAGTTTCATACACAAATGGGCGATACACCTTTGGTTTGACTGGTGCAGGTGTAGTTTGTGCGAATGCAGTGCCAGTCAGCAATACAGCAGCAAGAATTAAAGATTTCATTGGTTAACTTTCATCTCCCAAACATCACGACTCAAAGATTGAATGGCAGAATTCATACTACCATCCAGTGAATGAACTTTATATTCAAGATCACCTATTTGACGATACAGACTTAGTGATAGCATAAGATTTGTAGCGAGTCCTACAATGATTGACCAACCAATTATTTGGTCAAGTTTATCCTCACTCAGTTTCATTTTCTTCTCCCACAAGATCCAGATAATTATAACCAATTGCTTGGCGTCCTGAATGAGTTTCAGTGTCAATTTTCACACCTTGACTCTCAAGTTTTTCCAAGCGACGGTTGGTTGCAGTATTCAGTTTAGTAGTCCAATAGGTCATAAGTTTCCTCCTTTCTTGTTATATTCTATCATAGATCGTCGTGCAGCGTAAGCCTCAAATTGTGTTGCAAATGATGCGATAGTGCGTCCATTATCTGTCCAATACAAATACCAACGCTTTGCAAATTGTTTGATCAAAATGTGTTGAGTCACAGATCACCCTCAGCAATCAAACCCATAATCTCACGGGCAGTAGCAGCAAAGTCAATGTGATCCTCAAGACCTTCATCACTGTAGATCTTGAACACATCAGATTCCCGATAGGTGTCTACAATGAGAGCACAGGCATCATACAGAGCAGCAAGGTGATGTGCTTTGGATTGGAAGGAGAGTGCCACTGGTGGTTTCCTTGATTACCTTTGTATTATAGGGTAGAGCACAGGCGATTGCCAAAGAACTGTGCTACCTGTGGGACTGTCCACCCGTTCTTATCGAACAGGTACTCCAGACATAGGGTTTCTTCTTGCTCCCGTGCCTCTATTTCGTGTGGTTGATGCCAATACTCATAATCCTCCATGCATTCTTTACCATAATACATTTTTCCACCTTTTGCCCGCAAAGAACCCATCACCCACTGACGCAAATGAACAAGTTCATGCAAGAGAGTTCTTATATATGTTTCTTTATCCATATGAGTATCAAGTTCAATCAGAAAGTCACGAGGACGATAAGATTGCCCCACATAATCACAGTATCCATTCACACATTCGCGTTTCAAACCACGATGCAGGATCTCTAGGTTAATTTTGTGGCGTGGAAGAAACCGATTCAGAAACCAAGAGGTAACATCTTCACAGAGAAGTTTGCGATAACCGTATCCAGTAGTCGTGATGTAAGACATTGCCCCCAATGCAGAAACAGAATGAACGAAGAAATGAAGATGAGTTTGTCAGTCCTGGTCATCATTATGAGCATGTAAAGCGTGATTGAAGAAAAGTGCAAGAACACTCAATACCAACCACCAAAGAAAAAAAGTGATCATCGTGCAGACACATCCAGAGTTTCCAGCAACATCATAGCAAGTTCCATCTGATTTTCATCATCAATCACAGAAATGTTTGCATCTACAAACTCACTGATCAGTTCTGCAAAGAGTTGAGTCGTGCGCTCATCCGCAAAGATAAAGGAAGCAAGATCGTGCTTGAAACCATCACGCAGCAGTTTGAGAGATTTGGTAACAGACAGTTCGTTGATGGTGTCCATGTTGGGTGATGTGTTGAACATGATGTTATTATAGGGCATCTGGGGGCAGGTGAGTACCCCCATGTGCCAGTTATCCAAGTGGTTCATCGGACATAATCAGTAACGATCAATATCCTCACAGGGGACTCGCTCCCATTCAGTCCAGGTTCTGACATATCCAGAACGATACCTGTTACCTGGGACATATTCCTCGTGATGAACCCTGACATTACACATCGGAATGTAGCGTATGTGGCGTGGATAATAGTGATGATGGCTTTCAACTCTAAATGGTTCCCAGAACTCTTTCCAAGTAATTGCCTGTACTGGAAGAGAGAGGAAGGGTAGAAGAAGAAAAGGTAGGAATTTCATTTTTCAGCGATAGTAGAGATAAGAACCTGCCCAATCAGCGTTCTCAAGCAACCATTCACGCTGCTCAATCAGGCGAAGATCAAAGCGAACACCTTTGGCAGGTGCTTTCCAAGATGCAGACTTGTAGACCTCACCAGTCTTCTTGTCCACAAAAGCGTGGACAGAGCGGGAACCATTTGCAACCATAATGATCTTGTGATACTTACGACCCGTTTCAGGGTAGAACTCATAACCACAGTTACCGTTCTTCAGGTCAGTGATACAAGCATTGTGGTAAGCAATACCAGTCTCAGTGTTGCCTTCCAGGCGCTTCAGAGAACTCTGATGAGACTTGATGCTGTACTCAATGAAGTTCTGGCGAAGTGCCTCACAGAGGGCATAGGTGTGCCCCAGAACTGCCTCTGCGATGTTGTTCCGTGCCTCTGCTTGGGCGGAGTATTCAGCGAAGGTGGTGCTCATTGGGTTGATTGCTTATGT